ACGTATATCATTAATATGCCAAGCTGCACCCCAACGAATGCCCACGTTTTCAAGCTTTGCAGCTTCCTTCATGGCATCTGCTATGTCATCATAGAGATTCAATTCCCATGAAGCCCTCCCTCCTACATAAGCCATCAGGTCTACTGCTAGACCATCAAGATGTTTGGATTTTAAAGTCTGTGAAGCTCCTTTATCTACGAGAGCCTGTTGTTCTGCTAGAGTTCTTAAACCACAAATTACACCAAAGTCAATCTTGGTCAATTCGATAGCCTTTTTGACGCATCTTTCTAATGAGTCGTTTACGCCATTCAATTTCTTTAAACTTTTTGTACTGAGTGTAAAGCTCATGTCTTTCCTCTCTTTTTCTAGTGTGGGCATTTCTATATCTTATTCTTGTTATAGGAAACATTCTGTCTCCTAGATAACGTCTTCTATAAGGTATGTGATTTATTTTAATTTCTTTTTACCATAAAACTTGCTAATACCTTTCATACCTATTGAGGCACTAACAATTCCTCCAAGACTTAGCTGATACCATTGGGGCATAGCTTCAAGTGCAGCAAAGCCTTGTGCTACTGTTTCTCTACCCCAGTCACCAGTAAAGGCTAGTATTAGTGGGATTGAGAATAATAATAAAATCCACTCATCTTTCCATGAACCTTGAGTGGCACGTATAGCAGCAAGATCCCAGTCAATGTCTCCTGTTGCTTCTTTCATACGTATCTGTGCTTCAGCCTTTTGCACAGCAGTCTTGCCATCTATGTAAGAAGTAGCAAGACCACCGACTGAACTTAGCATTGTTGTAATTGCACTAATCATTAAATAACCATACTAATGTACTTACTATATAAGTTAAAGCAATAAACCATAATATTATAAATAATGTTGTCACTGCTTTAAACACTTACCTGCTTTAGAACATTCTTGATAAGTTGTACAAGATGAACATATTATTCTAAAGTTCTTCATTATAGAGTCCATGAGTTAAAATATACTAACATATTTTTTGGAGCTTGTCCATGCTTTAATGCTGCTTGCTTCCATACATTGTACTTTTTTATGGCTACTTCTTTAGCTTCTTCAAACTCTTTGTAAGCTTTTTCCATATCACCATAACGAAGGTCATGTAACTTCTGTTGCATATCTTCTATCTTTTTCTCTAGTTTTATCTCTTCAGATATTTTTATGTCTTGCTTTGTATCAACCATTTTTTACTCCTTTATAAAAGCAATGTAAAGGCAAAGTCCTATTATAAGCAACTTGCCATAGTCTAGGTCAAAGACTGTTCCTTGACCAAATTTCTTTTGAAACCATTCTTTGTTAAACATTTTCATTACTTACCTCCGATTCTAAGTTTTTGACCTGTTCTAATAAAGTCAGGATCTTTTCTTACTTCAGGATTTAACTTCTTTAGAGTTTCTATACTTACCCCTGCTCTTTTAGATATCTTTGTTATATTATCACCTTTTTGAACCGTAATAGTCCTAAAAGTTCCACGTATCTTATCTTTTTGAGATTTAGTTAAAGATTTTTTAGGTTTAGGTTTAGGTCTAGCTGTAGTAATATTTTTTCTATCCAACAGCTCTGCAGAGGATTTTCTCTTAGGTTTATCTTTCTTTCTATTACGACTGCCAACTGATACTCCACCTGCAAATATAGGGGGCGCACCTATTCCTAAAGTAATAATAGCTCTTCCTTTTTTCTTTTGTGTAGTTCTTTTCTTTCCCACAGGCTCAGCACCAGTTCCGGGTTTCTCTACACCTTCAGTTTTTTTAGTAACCCTGTTCTTTTTT